AATAACGCCTGGATAACTGATTTGTCCAAAGATTTAAACATCCCCGTAAAAGTTGACGGATTAACACCAACCAATTCGGATTCGCCGTTTAACGTTGAGTTATCGCCACCGCCGTTTGTGATTGATTCGCCCGCCGTGATAACCGCTTCAAATACAAATGGAGTAACAACCGCGTGTTCCGATCCGGTTGAACTTGTGACCGTTTGCCAGTCAGCAAGCAACGTGATATCTTTTCCGGTTGTTCCGTCGAAAGTGTATCCGCTTCGCTGAATTGCAAATTTTTGAATTTGATTAAAATTTTCCGGACAAGTTTGAGCCGGAATGTTCCCAATCGCCGTTGGATTTGGGCATTGACATGATAATGACATAATTTCTTTCTTTATAAAGTTTAAAAAAATCGTGTTGGTTTCTACCCTTAAAAATCCAAACGGTGTTTAGTTGTAAATATACAATTTTTTTTTATTTTAAAAACGGGGCGAACGTGCGCACCGTTACAACCCCGAAACCATAAACAAATTTTTAGTTTAGGCCCATGTTGTCAAAGTTATTAAATATTTTTAATTCGGCGGATAAGTCGTGATAGGATAATTCAACAACAACCGAAACAAGCAAACCGGACAAATACAATACCGAACCCAAATCGTGCTCAGAATGGGCCACGTACGAACGGATGTCAAATTCGAAGTTTTCCCAATATTCGCGCGGAATGTCTTCGCCTTTTACCGGTTCTTTGCAAAGAATTTTTGTTTGTATTGTCATTCAATTACGTCGTTTAATTCCTTTTTTAATTTGTCTATTCATACCGATTTTGTCAAAACAAACATATCGAACCGCGTCGATTCCATGATTAAAATTATCGACCGGCTTGTTTAAATATTCGCCGTCTTTTGTTTTATACCATTGATAATTCGAAAATTCTTCAATTAAATTAACACTTTTTTTGTGAATTTTTATTCGGTAACGTTTTAAAATATCAATTCCGTTTGTGATTGAATCCGGCCCCTTCTTAACGCCACGAATTGCGCGATACCCACCGCGTTTTATTTCGGCGATTGATTTCGGTTCCGAACTATCCGCGATAATGTCATCCAGGGAACCAACTCCGACCGTCTTCAATTTCGCGACAATGTCCGGATTTGTTAATCCTTGTTCGAAACATAGTTCCTCCAACCAAATGTCGCCACCTTGATAAACAACGCGAATGATTGCCGTCGGATCATTTGTGAAACCAAAATCAAGACCGAACGCCGACCATTTACCAACCTCCGGAACCGTGTCGACCGTTTCCCAATTGTTAAAAATAACGCCTTCCATCGAACCAACTTCGCCCAATCCGTAAACCTTCCAAAATTGTTCGTCCCCGCTCAAAATATTTCCGTCCGTATCAAAAACCGGTTTCCTGGATTCAATCGCCTTAATGATTGATTCCTCCAACAATGGCCGTCCGGTCAAATGGTCGACGTTGTCCAAATAAGTTGATTTGATGAAGGAATATGAATTGTTAGGATTCATTAATTTCGAATGCACCCAAAACCGAGAAACCGGATTGAAGTCCAAAAATATTTTATCCCGTGTTCGGATTTCTAATTGTGTGAATGCGTCCCAACTTATATTGTTGCACTCGTTGATATATAAAACATCCCGACGCGCACCTCTCAATTTTGCGTCGTTATCCGCCGAAAAAAATTCGAAATAAAATGATCCAAGTTTATAAGTAAAATCCGTTTTGTTGTGTTTGTCCTCCTGGTATAAATTCGATTCAATTAATATCTTTAAAAAATCCCGGTATGCACCCCGTTTTAAATGCGGGATGGATTCGGCAACAATTGAAACCAATTTGTTTTGTTCCGATTTTAACGCCCAAACAATTAAAAATTGAAGTGTTGAATAAGTTTTCCCCGAACTTGTTCCGCCTTGATTAATTACGAATCTATTTTTTTTGAAACCTCCGGCGATTTTTTCAAACAAATTTGAAAGTTTCATTAATCCGAAATAAGGTCGTCCAATTTTTTATCCAGGCCGTCCGAAACGGAAATATTCAATTCGGTTTTGTTGGTGTTTTCGGTTCGGTTTTTCAATCCTAAATCGGACGCAATAATCGAAGAATTAAACGCGCCAACGGATGCACCGGTTATTTTGTGGTTGTAAATTTCGTGTGTTATACGCGTGACGATTAGGGCAAATTCTTTTGATTCTTTTTTATAATCAACAATTGTTCGCCATTCTGAATGACCGCAAAAAATCGAAAACCCTTCTTTTGTGTACGGAACGACCAAAGGTTTTTCAACTCGTTTGGCATCCTTTCCAACAAAATCAATTTGAATCCATGGATTGTTTTTACACTCTTGTTTGTATTGTTCGAACAAACTTTCCATTTCCTCCGGCGACTTAATCAATCGCGGTTTTCCAACTTTGTTTTTTTCTGTTGCCATCGTTCCGAATTTCTCTTTTTCGATTTATACTAAAATACAAATTTTTAAACGAATTATTAAATATGGCGTTTAGGCACTTAGGCGGAAAAAAAAGTTCACTTACTTTCTGATTCTTGACTTTGTTTATTTAATATATTATATAGTTTACTCCGCCAACTCCGCCAAGAAAGAAGAAAATCAAACTAATTAATATAATATAATAAAGTAACTAATTGAAAATCAAAGAATTAAAAAAATGGCGGTTCGAAGGCGGATTTGATGTTTTTTAAGGCGATGCGGTGTATTTTAGGCGGAACAAATTAATTTGAAACAAAAAAAACGATGTTTTCCAGGTTGCGAAATTTACGTTTTTAAGAAATGGCGGATTGATTTCGTAAATTAAGGCGTTAAAAAAACTTTGTTATGCCTTGTTTTTAGTAACAAAAAACGGTCGTATCGTTGTCTAAAATGATATAATAACGGTGTGTTTTTTCATCAAATCGCGGTCGATATGTTTCGCCGTCGATGTGTTTATACTTCAATTTTTGTGTGTTTTTATCCATAAAAAAACCGACAAAATACGGGTTTTTTGACGGTCTTAAAATGTCGTATATTTTTGATTCAATGATTTGCGCACCGATGAAGGTTTCGCCTCCTAACAATAAAACGATTGAAGAAATAACCGCCCAAATTTGTTTTTTGGACGGCTTGAAATTTTGTTCTTGATCCATTCGGTTAAATTACAAAAACGATTTTTAATCATTGTTAATCCATTTTTCAATGTTTGTTTTGAGCGATAAAATAGAAAAATATTGTTCGTTCCCTTTTATAAATCCGAATAGCAATATCCAGAGAAAAAGAACGGAACCGGCAACAATCCAAAGTGTTGCGCCGGCGTTCATTTTATCAAGAATTAAATATGCTATAATCCAAAACGACCAACCGAATTTGGTTGGAAGTTCGTTTGTGCTAATTACTTTTTTTTTTGCTTTCATTTAGTGTTATTCGTGCGATTAAATGTTTATGTTGCCGTTCCAATTGGTTCCATTTTTTATGAAATGTAAGGATGTCGACGTCCGGATGTCGTGTCAAACATTCTTGGAGATTATCAATTGCGATCCGGTGTTGTTTAACGTGTTCCAAAATTTCCGCCTTTTTTATTTGGCACGTGTTCGGATTAAAAATCGGTTTCATACTTCCAACCCTGTAAAGAATTAAAAACGCGCGTTGTTCCCTCTTTATTTGTCCATTTACGGCCCCTTACGTCAATTTGCAACGTGACCGCCGTTCCAACGGACAACGATTGAATTTCGTCCGCTTTTTCCTTTACAAATTCAATTTCGATTGTTTGCGGATATTTGTCCCCGGTTTCAATCCAAAGTGACGATTTTTTNAAATTACTTGTTCCGACGGTTTCGACCGGATTGATTTGAACGATTGTTCCTTTTAGTTCCATTTGTTTATGGTTTTTATNGTTTATTAATNTGTACTTANTTAATTCTAACGCGTCCGGCTCTTATCCATTTTCCGCGCTTGGTTCGTTTTTCGAAAATGATATATGTTTGTCCTAACTCGGTCAATTCATACGACCGGGACGATTGGCGTTTTTCTTTGCGTTTTAAACTGTTTTCGCTCATGGTTTANNNTAATATATCACGGAATCAATTCCATCCATCACAACGGCCTGGAATCCTTGTTCGCGTAGTTTTTTAATACGGTATTTTTGCAACTGTGCAATTTTGCCGTTTGGTTTTTTCACTTCGACAAATTTACAAATTCCGTTTTTTAAAACCATCAAATCCGGGATTCCGTTTTGGTTTGTTTTAATAAGTTTAACAACTAGGAACCCCGCGTTTTGATAATGGTCAATTATTTTTTTTTGGATTTGTTGTTCGGTCATATTAAATCCGANGTCAATAANATAAANGAAAAAAGTAAAATTATTAAAACCGTTGTAAAGTTTTTTANTGNCATAACGTTGTGTTTTTGATTTTTTCGATTATTGTTTCAATGTCGCTAATTTCAACGACTNTATAATTTTCTTGTGTACCGTCTTCGCACCCAATTTTAAAACTTGCCATTTCGACAATGTTTTCCAATTCTTTGATAATTTGTTTTTGATTCATTTTAGTTGTGTTTTTAATTAAAATCAGACCATTTGTTTGCGATTCTTGTTGCGTTCCCGTAATTATAAAAACGATTTGTTTTTTTACCGGATTTGAAAAAATTCAAATTTAATTCTGTAAAACCGTTTTGTTTTGAATAAGACAAAACACTAACAGCGAATTTTTTTTCGTTTACAAAATTTACAATTGCTAATTGTTTTTTATTATTTGAATTTATGAACTCAATTTCATCCCCGACATTAACATTTTTAAAAATTTTCATAATATTGTGTTTTTTTTAAAGATAGTTTATTTTTCGTCTGTGAACAAATTTATTCACTAAATAAATGTAATTATTTTATAAATTCTTTAAAAACCTTCAATGTAAAATCTTTCTTTTTTGATACGGCTTTATAAATTTCCGATTCGATTCCGCCTTTGCTGAATATCCAAAACACGTTGTTTTCGGCCCGTTCCTTTGTTGTCAATCGGTCGCGTGCCTGGAAATAAGACACGGCGGAAAAATCAATATTATAAAAAACTAAAACATCCGCTTTGCTTAAATTAACGCCCTCGCGCGATGAAACAATTTGTCCCGCGTAACTTTTACCGGTTTTGTTAAATTCCTCCAAATTCGTTGTGATGTCATCCCCATAAACCAATTTAAGCGCATCCAGTTCGGCAACAAATTTGTAAAATATCGCGATTTTTTGCCCCTTCCATTTGTTTGCGATGTGTTCCGCCTTTGACGGATCAATTACCGAACGATTCCCGGATTCAAATTTGACCGTTCCGGAGTATAGTTGGTGCAATTTTTGTTGTAATTTAATCGAAGTGTCCGCCAATATTGTTTCCGTTTTTCCTTCAATTACTAAATCGGTTTTTAGTTTATTTATTAAATTGTAAGTTATTGGAAGTAGTTCGACAACCTCAAAATTCTCAAAAACTTTTGACGTGAATCCCGCGTCGGATTGTGTCATTGTTACCTTTAAATGTTTTATTTTTTCCTCGATTAGTTCGTCATGTGTCCGGTTGTATTGTTTAACGTCGAAACCGTTTATTTTAATATGGTATAAATCAACATAAACTTTGGCCCAATGATAAAAGTTGACGTTGTTAAACGGTGTAAAATTGGAAACCCAAAGTTGATGGAATATTTGCGCAATTGATTCCGGATGAATTGTCCCGCTTGCTAGAATCAAATCAAGTTTGTTTGTTGCGACAATATCCCGAACGGCTTTTGTTCGTTTGGACGGTTTCGGGAACGCGCCCATTGTGTGCGATTCATCACAAACAACCAAATCAACGCCTTTTGTTTCTACTTTATGAATTGATTCGTAATTTATTAGTGTTAATTTGTAGCTAAACGATCCGATTTTGTAGTCGGACAAAATGGAAGAAATCGCCTTTTTTTTCGTAATGAATAAAACGTGTTTTTTATTTAGCTTTTCGGCGGTTGCTAAAACGGTCAATGTTTTTCCGCTTCGCACTTCTCCAGCCAAAATTCCAATTCGTTTTTTTCTTATAACCTTTGCAAGTTCGGTTGATTTTTGTTCCTGGATTGGTCTTAATTCAAACATATTAATCCTTTTTAAAAATTAAGACATTTTGATGAACTTTTACAAGTTTTTTGCTTTTCATATTTCCGTTTGCCCTCATTGATGCAGTACCCAATTGATCCAATAAAATTGCTTCGTTATAAAAATTTAAACCCGCTTTTTTGAATGCGTTGATTGTGTCGGGTACAAATCCAATATAATTTCCTTTTTTGTCCCGAACCTCACCAACAACAAAACAAGCAAAACCGCCCGGCTTCAATAATCGACAACTTTTTTGAATTATTTGTTCATAGGCAATCATAAATTCTTCATATTTCATATTAGAAACATCGCCTTTTATGTCTGAATAAACCTCCAAATCTGAATATGGAGGACAACTAAAAATAAAATCAAATTCTTTTTTGAAATCGTTTAAAATTATATTACTATCGCCAACATAATAATTCGGTTGATTGTTAATGTTGAGAATTTCAATTGCTTGTTCTCGATTTGAATCGATTTGTTCTTGTCGAATATCAATTCCGGTATAATTAAATGATAAATAATTCGCAACAATTCCACGAACCGAACCGCCCGAAAACGGATCAAGAATTGAACCGCCTTTGGTACAGAACCAATTATATAAAACTTCACATAATGCGGGATCAAAAATTGACGTCCTTATTTTTTCAAAACGTTTTTTATTTCCTTTTGTCTGATTAAATTTTCCAAATGTTTTTGCATTTCTTCCAATTTCGCTTTTTATTCCAATCTTTTTCCAATTGTTTTTCCTCCTTTGCCACGAACCGGACTTTGTGTCAAGTATCGAAAAAGGCGGTTCAATAAATTTATCCCTTAATAAAACATCTTTTTTAATTTCTTCTCCAAATAAATTATTCATAACTTTTAATTTTCTTCGTCCATATTTAATTCGATAATAGTTCCGCGCAACGCAACCGCGAATTTTTCATTTAGTGCGATTTTCCGCGTTGGCATTCCGTTTGGATCAACCAATTTGACCTCCTTAATTTCGATTGTTCCTTTTTGGATTGACATCGATGTGATTATAATTTCCGGCATTAGTCTTTTGGTTTAAAGTGAATTTCAAATTGTGACAAATACGGTTCAATTTCTTTTAATTTTGCGAATTTTATATAATTGCCTTCGATGTCTAAAACCTTTATTTGTTCAATTACAATTTTTGGTTTGTTTTCCACGTATTCGAATTTGTATCGTGTGACCTCCAAAAATCCGATTTCCTTTCCTTGTATTTTCATTTTTTCAATTTTTCTAATTTTTGTAAATCTTCAATAAAATTTTGCATATTAATAAGAATTTCAATTTGTTCTGTTAATTCTTCGCTTCCGTCAATTGCGTCAATGCACCAACCAATTTTGCAATACATAATTTGTGTTATTTTCCAATTGTCAAAATTTTCACTTTCCCAATTTTGACTGTGTTTATTTATTAAGTCTTGTATTTTCATAATAATTAATTTTTAAAACGGCAATGGTTGACCGTCAATTGTGTCGTGTTTTTTTGTTAATATTTGGAATCCGCGTCGAGGCGATTTAAACGCCTGGTATTCGTACCCCTTAAAATTGCAATAATTTTTTACCCATGAAATAAAACGTTGATTGGATATTTTCGAAAAATCTGAAAATTCCTTTTTAAAATCATCGACAATTTCCGACGTGTAGACCTTGCAATTGTGTGGCAACGATTCGTCAATGATCCAATCAAAAAAGTCTTTGGATGTCGATTGAATTAAACGTTTTGTGTTGGCGTTTATCGATTCCGGCTTCATTAGTCCGAAATTTAAAAACAGTTTACAACAGTTTATCATATATAAATCGAATTTATGCCATTCCTCGGTGTTCCATTGGTCGAACAAAAGTTTTCCAAATTCTTCCAATGGCGTTCGAAATTGATTAAAGTATTGAAACAATTCGACTTCGTGTCGCCTCCGGTCGTGTGATGTTCCCGCGCCGTCAATTACATAATTTGTTGTGATTATAATTTTTGGTGAATTTTCAAAAGGAATAAAAATTTCGTCTTTGTTTTTTCGGTTTACTGTGATTCCTTCCGTAATTAATGAAAACAACGATTCAAAATTAAATTTTCTTTTTACATCGTCAAACGCTAAAACTTGCGTATCCAGGTTCACACGTTGATAAACAAAATCCGATTTGTTCGCGTCAAATGATTTCCCGTCAATTGTAACCAACTTTTTAAATTGGCCCAATGCGGTCAATAATAAACTTTTACCGGAACCGCCGTTCGGATTTCCGTCGGAAATTTCTTGGTCATTAAAAATAATCGATTTTTGGTCGGTCTTGTCTTTGTGTGAACTCATTAAATAACCTAACGTTGATTCCATTGTCTGAATACGTTTTGTTTCGTCTGCGCTTATCCTATGAACAAACTTTTTAAAATCGTTGCTATCGTTCTCCGTTGTTTTGTATTGGCGTTTTATTATTTGGTCTTCCCAAACATAACCTTCGCAATCCATGAAATCCAAAAGTTTGTGACTATCCTTTTTGACCTCAACAACTCCGTTTTTGAAATAAAGGTAAACCGTGTCTTTTTCGTCCTTCATCATTTGCAATTCAATTGATTCCAGGAACGACAAATAAACATCCGTGAAATATTTCGTTGTCGATGCCAAATAATTCCAAACTTGCAATTCGTTGCGGTCAAATAAATAGTTTAAAACGAAATCTTTAATTTTTGTTGCGGAACAATTCCGGACGATATTTTCATCAATATTAATAAAAATCGGTGTTTCGGATTTGTCTTGATAAAATTTAAAAAATCCCTCTTTTTCTAAAAACAATTTTAATTGAACGTTGTCAATCACAACTCGTTCGCCCGACCTGGTTTCGACGATAAACCAAAAAATAATGTCCTTTGAACTTTTTTTGATTGCCTCAATTGTTTGCGTGTCCGCTTGCGGAATTGCGTCTTGAATTTTTTCAATCGGAACCCCTCGTTTGACTTGCGTTTCAATTTGTC